CCGGAACAAGAGGACTCAAATGTGACCAACCCACTAGCTGAAGTTGTGGGTCGAGAGGGGGCGCTACCAAAATCCGAGAATTGATAACCCCCACTAACTGCTCATCGCTACGTTGTGGAACGTAACCCGGCACATTAGTGGGAAGCAACCAATAATAGGTTGAATGGTTGTCCTCCGTGGGAAGAGCGATGGAGCCAGCAACAGTTAACAGCTGGCACAAGGGTTTGGGTTTGAAATAAGGCATATGTTGTGTAGGAGTTACGGAAAGATCGGCAGGAAAATCACTATTTCTAATGACCAAACTGTCGATCTCAGGCCTATCTCTCCAATCTTCAACATAGAATTTCTCCCGAAACTCTTGATAGGGTACGCCTCTTGATCTTAGAGACATGCCCATCCATCCGAGTGTGGCAAGCAGTTTTAAGGAAGGCAACATCCCTGCTCCGGCACCAGCCGTTCGAGCAGAGATCAAACCCTTCCAATAACCCACTAACCACAGAACATTCCACGCAAAGTGGATAGTTACTGATGGTAAAAAACTCATATTCTCCACGACCTTATGAACGCAGAGCGCCGCGGAGGCCTGCACTGCATTCGGTAGATTCGGAAAGTTTATGATTTTATACCACCACTCGATAAAGCCAAATAGCCAACGATGCTCTTTTGGAATACATCGTTTGACGATCTCTTCGTAAAAAGGAGCTACCAATATAGCCTGCGTAACATCAACGGCTACATCATACTCCTCTGACGACATCCCCGACCCGTTCACTTATTCGGCAAACCAATTCCAAATTCCCGCGCCAGGAATACTGGCGAGAGTTTTAACAGAATTGGCTACCAATCTGGCACAGTGATCGGGCATAGAAGCGGCACCGACGACCGCCTTGAGAGTGGAATACCTAATTATACCAATTTTCCTAGCTAACAGGAGAACCGTGGCGGCAACAAGCACAGAACTAGCGATCTGCGTTTTTGTCCACCCTGGGCTCAAATTCTCCGGTTTAAGAACACTAAGAGATTGGGCATGATAGTGCAATAATTCCCCATGGTCTTCAGCAAAAGCTGCAAGAGTATGGGCCTCAGCACTTACATCCGCAAACACCGCGTAAGCTAACGATTGAGCAGCTCCTGAGAATTCCGTAGGGAATAATTCAGACAACAGGAGACCGTCAGTACGGGCAAAAGTTTCAGACGCCTGTTTCAGAATGGTACGCAAAAGACTATCATCTCTGCGCCTCCCTGAAAAAGCTAACTTCATACTTTCGAACGTAGGAGTGTGTATCCGGACACGCTTATATTGCGTGGTCATGTGGAGAGCATGAGATGGTAAGCAGAAACGTAAAATTTTTCCCCACCACCCTTTTCTTTCCTCAACGACCTGCACTTTAGCGAACTGCCAGGCTACAACACACATGTTTGTTTTGCGTATAATTTGGTGTGGAACTTTCTCGAACAAAAATTCGACGACATACGTACCACCAATGTGGGTTTTGACATTCCATGATAACTGGGACCCGTCCTTGAACTCATGAACTGAATCAGTCCAAATCCAATCACACGGGTCATGCAAAGGCGAGGCCTGAAGAGTCTTATCTGCACGATGCAGAATAAGATCTTTACCCCCTACTGTTATCCTACACCACCCCCCTTCACCGCAAGTAGTACCCGCAGCTCCTTGGAAACAGTGCCCGAGCCACACAGCTCGCCCTTGATCTTCCAAATAAATACGGAAGAATTCAGGAGTCAATGGTAATGTCTCAGCCATATAGATATCGAC